CTGATCGTATAGGGAGCGTAACTGTCGTATTTGAATACGGTTCTTTGAGTGTCGTAACCTATTGCCTCCGCAAAAGTCACCGTTCTTCTTACTGCGCCGGATGTGAATAGGAAGTTCTCTGTATCAGCATCGATATACTCAGCAGTGTTTGGGCATTGGAATGTTTCATTCCCAGCAGAACCTGCCACAGTAATATAATCACTGCCAACAAGGTTAGGCATCTGACCACCTACCACATCGGACATCTTACCGTAAAACAAGAATAGATCGAGCATCTCAGCTGAGAAACCTGATGCGCCTCTGCGGGAGGAGAATTTTAATCCAAGTCCAAGTCCAAGTCCCATTTTATTATATATTAGAATACATTTTCAGAATAACCTGAGTGCATCGGCTTTAGCTCGATAGTGTAATAATTGCATTTATACCCGATTGTTGTACTGTTGTACATTATGTATATCTGCAATCCCTGATAGCTTCCTCCAAATGTATACTGGTTCCACGACTGGTCTACATTTACATACTCATTAGCATAATCATCGTAAGTGTATATTTTTTGTTCGACTCCATATGTAGTCTCGCTCAATATAATAATCTTTGTTTCGATGTAGCTTAATGTATATATGTTACCCGTTGGCGTTGTTGCGGTAACCGTATTGGTACCGTAATCCTTTACCTGCATTTTGCCAACACCTATCCCTGTATAGCAAGCTTTAGCCTCTATGACCGTACCCACCGCCGGTAAAGACCAATACGCCCCTTTAACAATAGAGTCACCTGCCGAGGTAGTTGTTTTCAATTGAGGCCCTCCTGCTGTAACTATATATGTTGAAGCGTAGGGGCTTATATCTATTTTGTCGATTCCCGCATCCGTAATTTGCGATCCGGTTATTTCCAAATTGTCTATTTCATTATCAATGTAATTTCTTACATCATCAGCTGTGTCGGAAACGGCGTTCAATATTACTGATCCTGCAAGCTGCTTTGTAGCTCCGGCGTTTACGATCACGAACAGATCTGTACCCGATACCGATGTAGCAACCGGCAGTTCGCTGATTTTCTTTTGTGCGTTGACAGATAGCGTCAGGACAAAAAGTGTCAAGATAAAAAGTGTCTTTTTCATTTTAGTTTTCAAATATAGGTTCATCTGATTCTGTTATTAGCGCCTCACCGCTCTCGGTTACTAAATTTTCCTGATATATAATTTCAGCAAGCGTTGCCCTTACCTCACATTCTGCAACATCGTTTGATCTGATCGCAAGCACTCTGTATTTTACAAGATCCCACGGATCGTCAATGACAGATCCAATTGTAAGGTGAGCGTGACGTATTAGCGCATCATAGCTGACTGTTGGTCTTAAATACTGATTTGAAATTATTCTGGCAAGCGAAACAACAAGCGGCTCCTGTATATTAGAACCGACCTCCTTCCATAGCTTTGTTGTTGTGCTGGCATCAATAAGCTTTGCGCCCGAATATATCGAGGCACCGTTGGTTATGTCGGGAGCATCGCCGGACATGATATCGATAGTATCAGGGATATAGTTATTGTTCTGATCAACTTCGGTTACAAATTCAAGGGAGGTATCAACTCCGTTTATTTCAAAACTAATCTTTTTAACATCCACAGAAATGACCCATGAAGGATCCTTATAAAACGGACTCGCCGCCCGGTAAACCCTTACCTCCACATCCCCATTGTTCGGGATGCTACTGATCGGTATTTCCAAGGAATTCCAATTAACAGATGATGGAGCAAACAATTTTATCGCCGCAAAATCAGAGGGTATAGATCCGGTCCAGTTAACCCACACGCCATTGTTGTCAAGTATGTTGCTGCCTTGCTTGACTATTATAAAAATATTGGCACTCCGATTGCCATCGGGTCCGATGAGGTAGCCCGCTGCCGGATCATAAATGGTAAGCCTATACTCAAGCTTTAAGGCAAATCTCTGATCCTCGGTTTCGCTCAAGTAAATCTTGCTCATTGCATAATTAGCCATTGACGGATTGTGAATAAGATCGCCAAAAACATAGCCGAAAATAGCCATGTGCATTTCACCCGTCGATCTGTCCTCCACATAACCAGTAACAGCATCACCAATTGTAAACGGAGAGTCTATGTGCATTTTCCAAATATTCGATCTATACTCGTTGCTTGCAAACTGAGGTTCCCAGTCCTTAATATTAAAATCTCCTCCTGGTAAGAGGTTGTCTTTTTTTCCGTAATCCTGAGATATGAAAAGCTTTTGAATTGCAGGAATCATGTTCATTGATGTGCTGCCCATAATCATCACGTTACGATTCGAAGCTGTCGCATTCTCATCCGTCAATGATTTAACAGGGTCATGAGTCTCTGAATAAAGATAGGTGCCTGCGGTATTGTATATCCGCCGAACATAACTTCCTGAGAGTTGGGAGAACCTTACAATATTCCATCCGTTTGAATCCTGAAAGATTACAGCGCCGTAGGGTTTAAGAATCTCCCTGAGAACATCGGCGCAGGTCATGCCGTTGAATATGTCGCAGTTCGTGTAAACCTGTTTCAATGGATCGTAAGGATTGCCTACGGTCATTGTTGTTTCATAAATGTTTATGGCTGTATAGATCCCTCTTGTATTACCGATCTTATCCAGCATGATCTTGATAATGTCGAAATCCGTTTTCAATCCGGTATAAGCATCGCCGTTGCCGTCCACAAAATCCATGTTGCCAAGTAGCCCAAGCCCGTCGGCTGCTTTTATGCTTACGGCGAAATCCTTGCTTTCGTAAATCTCGGAATAAAGATCCGGGAGCAGGAAGCCAACCCAATCCGGCACCGATGCGGTGTAATGAATAACCTGATATTTAAACTTGCTGGCTGTAAAAAGACTTTTGAAATATTGACGGCTTGGAGATCTCAAATTAATATCCATTGAGCTGGCAATGGATGTGGCATATTTTGACCCGTCGTCTGGATCCCAAGAAAATATTACAGGGTTACGGGTCGCCTGTACAGTAACAACAGCACCGCTGTATCCATCTTCAAGGATATCAACCCGATGGGAAACCCCAAGGATGTCGGTATAACCGTTTCTGTATTTAACCCCGTAACTCATCGTTTTCCGGTTAATGTGTTGTAACTTGTATTTTCGTCTCTCATTATTGCAACCATGTCTTTGCCTGCCCTTCTCCAAACAAGCTCCACAGTTCTGTTAGAACTGCCAGATCCTGAATAGCTGCTTACCGATGATCCTGAATAATAATCAGAGCCTCCACCCTTCGGCGGGCTGTTGGAAATGGCAGACAATGCCGCCCCTATGGCAACCAATGCGCCACCTGCAACAATCTTCGTAACCGGATCGGCTGTGTACAACGCAGTAAGAGCCACTCCTGATGCGATCAAGAGCGCCCCGAACTGCTGAGCCCACTGACCAAGCGCATTGAGCATGTCTTTGCCGAAATTTGACCAGTCGCCTGTTGCGAACGCATCGCCAATACTGGAGGCGAATGTTGTTATTGCACCTTCAACAAGTTGCTCAAGTGCATCGCTTACCGACTGAGCAAAGGCTTCAATATCGGCTTTCATTTTTTCGAGCTCGGGAGTTAAGCCCGCACTCATAGCTTTAAAGTTCTGGCTGACCCGCTGCGGAAGCGTTGGATCTGTTAAGCCTCCAAGTTGCTTCTGAAGCTCAGAGCCCATCATCCCGCTGAAACGATCCGAATAAGGTGATGATGAGGATGGAGCAGCAGAAGGTGTATCGACAGTGGAAACACCAGCGGTCTTGGTCTCGTTAAAGAGCATATTATAAAGGCGGATATTCTCATACGCAAATTTTGAATTTGCGTTAAGTGCCTCGCCTACCTGCCTTATTGAGGCTGTTGCGGTATAAAGTTTCGCATCGTTAAGCTTTCCGAAGTGCGCATATAGTTTGTAGTAAAACTTATCTACTTCTGAAAGCGATGATACATATTCATCAAGAACAAACTTGTCAACAGTGACAGCTCCCTGCGCACCTACGAATGTTTCGAGCGCATCGTCTTTTGCCTTTTGCAGCTTTGTTGCCGCATCGTTAAATCTCTTTTCGTAGTTGTCGCCGTAATTTTTCAGAACGCTATATATCTCAATAGGCATTAAACCTGTGATCGCTGAATATGAATTTAAAATCGCATCCCTCTCACGGTTTGCGGCTTCAAGAATCTTTGCGTTATAGCTGTGCTGGTTTTTGGTATACTCCTCAAAAAATTGCTTTTGTTGAGCAATGGTATAAGTACCTGTTTTATCACGCATTTTCACGAGCAGGTCGAACTGCTTGCCTTCGAGCTCAACAGCCTGAATACTTAATCCCCTTCTCACATCACCAAGCGCATCCAATTCACTCGCCAGGTCTTTTGCTGCTGCAATAGATTTGTGTAGCCCGTCAATAAAGTTGGTCCAATCGCCGCTACTCACAGCAATGAAAAATCCTTCCATTCCTGCCTTAAGCCCGGCAACGGTTTTGTCGAATGCGTCTGCCGTAAACTGGGTGGACTGGATCACTACCTCTGCACTTTTGACGGCTCCGGCTATGGCGGCAAAAGCAACCATAAATTTGGCGGCAACATTTTTGGCGTTATCACCAAACTTCTCAAGATCAGACTTGCTTGCCTGCATCTTTTTTGAATACACCTCGGTATCCATTCCGAGAAGTACCGAGAGTTCACCAATTGTTTTCTTCGCCATTATTTTAACGTCTTTGGAAACCTGCTTAAAATATCCTCCGTTGGTTTAGGAGGAGGACTCTCCCATGGGAATGTGCATATCGAATAAACGCTTTGAATCTTTGATCCCATTATCCCGGCAAAATTAGCCGCCATCCATCGTGTGCGCTCCCAGCTTACCTGACTCTGCCGCAGTATCAAATCTGCCTCATCTTTTCGCTGCCTGGTCTCTTCATCAATTCTGTACATTAGATCCCTTAGCGTGTACCTTTTGAAATCCCAAGGATGAAGCTTTAAAAAACCGATCCCCATTCTTTCGATCTTATCCCAACTTATTTCAATATCGGCTTCATCTACTTTTTTTTTGAGGGATCAGCTTTCGGAAGTCCTTCGCCAAGCGCAAGCATAAACTCCTGCCACTTGACAAAATCGTTTGTTAGCCACTTGCCCACGGAGCGCAAATCGAAATCAACAGCAACACCTTCCTCTTCCGCACCCTCTTTCAGCCCGACATAAGCCAGCCACCTAAGGTGATTCATATCCATGTTGAGCGGGTTGGACATCATTTTAAAGATCCAGTCGAGCGTTGTTCCGGTTCCCTGATTGAAGGATGCAAGCGCATTGATGTTGTAGAGGACGGGACGTGAAGCCCCGCCTATTTCAATTTTTTTCATGCGGCTTTAATTACGTGTTGATGGCTTTTGTAAGATCGCTGCTCCCCTTGATCGAGAAATCATAGGTTGAATTCTCATGATCGGGAAACGAAGCTTTCAGGCTTTCGATATACCCGGTACCTGAGTAATCAATATCTCCAGTGTTTTCAGTCGAGAATCTTAAGGTCAATTCAGTTCCCGCTTTCCAAGCATCCCAAAGATCATCGAATCCATAAGCTGCATCAAATTGAAAGTGACCGTTACCCGATGCGCTCCAATTTCTGCGGCTCGGTTTAACCGTGTCGTAATCTCCGGTGCCAGCGTTGTTCATGTCCATAAGGTTAACGCCCATGTCGAGGTTAACCCCTTTCATTGCGCCGATCAAAGCTGCGCCGATGTAAATTCCCATCAGATGTCCTGATACATTACCTACTGTCATTGCCATTTTTCGTAGTATTTAATTTTGTTTTCTTTGCTTTTGTTTTCGGAAACACGCTTTCGGCGTATCCATCCGCTATAAGTTGATTACCAAATTCACGGGTAACATCCAGGTGCCTGCCGACAGGCTTAAGTATCTGACCCATGAGGTACGGCTTGATTAATATTACTTTCATCGCTTCACTGTTATTTTAAAATCAATTGCTTTGTGATGCACCCCAGTCCCTTCCGGGATATAGTTTTCACCCGCAAACGAACTTCTTTCAATCGTGAGCTCGTTGACGACAAACACATTGCTGTCGTCATTGTCGTAGTCGCAATAAGCACCGGTTGTTAAAGCTGCCCATGCGGTGCTGTCCGTTACTTTCGCAATCGGTGTTCCGTCCGCAAGCTTTGTGCAGGCATAGTTTTGCACGGTCCAAATCTGGTCGCCGATCTGCACGGTGTCGTAAATATTGCCGTCTCCATCTGTGAGCTGCTCGCCTTCCGTCCATCCGGTCGCATCGTCACGTATAAGTCTTATGGAGTTTCCTCCTGCTTTGTCGTAGCCTATCCTCGAAATAGCAGCGTTATTCGTGTTCAAATACCAAAAAAACGCCCCACTGGCTGGTAATGATAGTGTGCTGCTCCAAAATATTGCAGTGTTTAAAAGACTGGCGAATGAGCCGTTGTTGTTTCGATTGCCTGATCCGTAGGCTGTAAACCCGCTTTCGTTATCTGCTCCCGTGTTCGGAGCATTCCAGTACTCTGATGCCTTCATTTTTCCTCCGGCAACTGTTGTGCCTCCGAGTTCGGCAGCCAATGCCGTGTATTCAGGATCTGTTGCAACATGCCAACCTGTAGGAGCAAGCCCAGCAATCGAATGCCAGTTATACAGCCTGCCGTGTTTAATATCCAATTGAGGAATTTCACGGTATTCATCCAGTGCATCCCGAACCAGTTCAGCCATGATTTCCATTTCTCTATAAGTGCGTGCAAAAACACTCACCTGATACCGAATGTCGTCAAGAGTAGAAGCCCCTGAAGCGTTTGGCGATGGAATATTACTTACCTGAAAGAAAACGATATACGGCAACGTCACCGCTTCTGGTGCCATGCCTGGATAAACCTTTGCGGTTATCGTTTTTAATCGGTCATATAGTGCATCATGTAACATTCTTCGATTGTTTTGAAATGTACTTGTCGAGTGATTCCCAAATTTCATTTTGAAAATTCCGAACCATCTCCTCACTTGTTTCATCAAATGCCGGGCGCATAAATGGACGAGCCGCTTGATCATCTCTGTACCTCCTTGTTCCTGATAAACCTTTTGTATTCTTTCGCTTCCTGAACTTACCGACACCACTCACCCCGAACTCTATGTAATGAGCAAACCAAGGGTCTCTTGTTCCTACTATGAAAGCAGTATCCCCATCCATTGCCACCACTTGTCCTCCCTTCTTCTTTGGTCCCACTCCTATAGTAGCCCCATCTCTGCTCTGGTAGTTAATGGTTATACTCTTGCCGACTGTTTGGGAATAACCCATTACCTTGTCACGTGCCGATTTTATTAAAGGTTTTGCGGCTCTCCGCAATCCTGACTTAACAATACTTTTTGCAAAGGACTTGCTGGATAATCCCTCAAGAACTTTTTCAAGCTCCTTGAAACCGTCAAGCCTTATGCTTTCCGCCATTACTCGTTGAAATAAAGAACGAGGTTATCCGCATCGGTGCCTGTTAAGAACACCTTTGTTATTACGCATTTAAGCTCATAGCCGTCAGGCACACTTGCAAAAACAACATCATCGCCCGCCAAGGTTGTTACCTTTACGGCTCCGCCTGTTCCAACAAACAATACACCGGGGCGAACCAGGTCTAAAGTATCAGAAGGACTTACCGCTACCGCATTATTGTTAATCGCTTTCATTCGTTAGATTTTTGTACGGTTTGTATTTCCGTGAATTCGTTGTTTCCGATTTCTTTAACTCCTGTAATCTCCCAGTACTTGCTCTCGAAGCTGATCCGCATATTAGATGCTATTGATTTTTTCCGGATAATAAAAAGCCTTGTGACTGTCATTACCTCAGATCCTTCGCTTTTAGATTCTCCTGCATTTACATCCACAATCTTGGCATAGGTTGTGAAAGTATTGGTCCACGATCCGGTAAGCTCTCCCCCAGCATCCTTTGTGGAGGGTGGAGACTGGATAACGATTTTTCTTATTTTGCCTGAAAAGTTCATGCCGTGTGTACTTGTGCCATATGTAAAAGATACTCGAAGCCTTTGTCGAGCTTGCTGATCGTTGCTCCACTAACCTCCTCTGTGCGATTCTCGAACATATGCCTAAGCAATATTTTTATTGCCTGAGTTATATATTCAGGAACCGGATCCGTGGTGCCTGAAAGATCGTGCCCCGCCGTGAAAGTTATTTTCACGGCATTGGGCATGATGATCAGTGATGGTTTCGATTTCAGGTACACAACAGGAGGGTTATGCTTACCCGTCGCGACGTATTGATTTGCATCGAGCGTTTCGTAGTCGGTGCCGGAAGCGGGGAAATATTCCACTTTCGAAATCGACTTCACGGGCTTACGACTTAGGTAAACGAAATCATCGGAATGCCAGGAGTCCAAAAGAAGTTGCCAGGTACTCAAGACACAAATATAACCGGTTCGCTCCTCAATGAATTTACGTGCAGCAAGGATCAGGGCAGATATATACACATCAAAATCGGTGTTAGCGGTTTCGATAAGCAGATGCTCCTTTGCTTGCGCCAGTGTAACTGGTTCTGTTGCGGGTCCGGTTATAAGGTCGTAGTACATTGCTTACAGCTTTCTGACAGCGTTAATGGCAAAACGGAAATATGTTCTCTGAGTTCCTCCACCGGTAACGTATACCCTCATCCGTTTAAAGCGTATCTCATCCTCTAATAACGCAAGAGTCTGAACGCCGTTAATGGTTGTGGTTGAAAGAGTGTGCCAATAGTTTCCTTCTGCCCAGTTCGATACCTGCACGTAGGCAATACCTGCGGTGCCGCCTGATACGGAGTCAGCCTGAATGGTGTAAGACAAATCCCATACATTGTCGCCCAAAAACGACGGGTCGATAGTATAGGTAATGGCAACAGCATTATCGAGCGTGTCGAAATACTCGTAGTGAAAATTCTTCTGAGCGTTGACACTCGACAATGCGACTGTCAGCACAAGAGCGATAAATACGATAATCTTTTTCATTATGCTTCAGGATTAAAATATGTGATTAATTTTTCTGCAATGTTTTTTTTGATACCGGGGATATCGGTAAAGTCCTTAACATCTTTAAGTTCTTCAAAGCTTAACCCCGCTTTCAGGATCAGGTTGCGACCGGGAAGATCTTCGGGAAGATCGGACTGCTCATCCGATGGGACGCATACACCTGCACCAATAAGTTCGGCTGCCTGTTTCTCTTCAAACATACCTTCCTCACCGGGATGATAAGCTAAATTAAAAACGCTTGGGTGTTTAACGAACAATAACTTTTTCATGGGAGTTTATTTAAAGCATCATCTTCCTGAGGTCAGGAAGATGATGCGATTAATACTATGCCGTTTTAGCATCCTTCATAGCTGCAAAAGAAGCAGCATTGCGAATGATGATATCCCAGAATGAGTTGATTACGATCTCCAACTGGTTGGTCTTGGCGTTGGTGTAAGGATTTACAACGATGTCAAAACCACCCCACTGCAACATCATCATATTTGAGAAGTCCCCAAAGATGATTGCTGACAATGCAGTTGCTTCGGCTTTCGTCAGGTTCGAAGGAACTGCGGTTGTAACGCCAGCCTTATAACCCATCAGCTCACTGTTTCCTTTAAGATCCCAAACAAACTGACCTGAGCCAGCATCGAGTGCGGTCTTTTTCAGTTTGGCTCTTACCTTGGGATTGGTAAGGAATGCGAGGGTATTGATATCTGCATTGGCAGTTGCAACTGCTTCCTCAAGAGATATGATATGAGCAGAAGTAGGATCGGCACCGTTAGCTCCGCCAATTATACTACCTATTCCGGCTGTAGCTAAAATACCAGTAGGTTCTCCAGCTCCACCGCCATTGATGGCTGCAACCTGCAAAGCCGCATTGATAGCGTTGACAATCTCATCTGTTACAAAAGCTTCTACATTGTAGTTGCCTTCCTGTTGTAACAAGGTTTTCGAGATAAGCCCGTAAGCCCCAAGCCTTTTTGGAGATGCGGTAACAGGAGTGGCGGTAGGAGCGCCATCTGCAATCGCTTCGTTCTCACCTTCCCAAGCGGCTGATGCTCCACCAGCTTTAGGTATGCTGATATTACCAACAAGACCTGGTATCATTCTTGCGCCCAGTTCAACAAGCACGTTTTTGGAATACAGAGCAGGGATGAAATCTGTTACATCGGTCTGCACAAAATAGGATCCTGATCCGGCTCCGGCAGCAAGTGCGGCTCTTTTCTCTGCCTGCGACTGTGAATCTCTTTTATTGATCAGTCTGGAAGGAATCAAAAGATTACCTTTTGAAAGCATTCCTGCGCTTCTCATTTCTTTCTCGGCTTCCTGGTGCATTTCAAGTTCGATGCCGTCAAGTTGTTTACCGGAAACTAAAAGGTTCATACCTCTAAGCAATGAGTATTTTCTTAGCTCTTTATCCTCCTGCTTTTTGCTTTCGTCATTGATGATCCCGCCGATTACCCTTGCCTCAATACCTTCCTCATGAGTGCGGAGCTCAATCTGTTTCGAAATATCGGTAATGTTGCTGATCAGCTTCGTGCTCTTGGCAACAATCTCGGAACGTCTTGCGTTCTCAACATCAGTATAACTGCGGTTTTCGGTTGTGATTTTGCCCATCAGATCCTGAAGTTCTTTATCATAACCATTCAATTCATCCTGAAGAGTTGACCGTTGCTCTTTCAGTTTGTTGCTGGAGATTAAACCAGCCAAGGGGGCTACAGCCAATACAGCGGCAGCTGGGGAGAATGTGAATGCCACAAGCATGAAAGCTATCAGCACTCCAAGTCCTACGAATAATTGTTTGTTTTTCATTACTTTGAAATTTGGTTTGTTTTTAATTTTAATACTAAATATTCATCAGCGGCGTGCTGAACGCTTGCCGGTAATTCCTTTTTTTCGTTGAATGTTTCGAAGCTTCGCTTTGCCACTTCGGTATCTCCATAAGCCGGAAATACAACGGGAGACACATCAATAATTTTTCTGAACTTTTCAATGATTCTAATCTCACCCTCGTCGGGATCATTAACCCATCGGTCCTTGTCGATAATGAACTGAAAGGATGCCTGGCGTATATCTCCACGCTCAATCATTTCCAAAAGGTCATTGCCATGTGAGGTGTTAGGAGAATCGAACTCTGCTGACAGACCGGAATCATCAACGGTTAAAACAAGGGTTTTTGACGAGGTGCGTGCGTAAAGTATATTGAAATCGTGATTCAGAACGGCAACTACATCCGACATATCGGCACCGTCAAAGGCTCCTGGTTCAATGCGCTCCTTAAAACCCCAGCCCAAAGGCTTCGACATACTGTTCGTGACAGCGGCTCTGATTATAACTTTGCGTGATCTGGTGTCATCTGCTCTTTTTTCAATGGCAACACTGACATCAAAAACCCTTTTTTCCGGTGTGTACAATTCCTTTTTCATTTTTTCAAATCTCTATTTTATGACCGTTCCGTGGTTTCATAGCCTCTTCGATAAGTTCTCTCATTGCAGGATCGACTCTTGCGGGTGCAGGTTCGTTCATCTTGTCGACACTGATCCGGTTTACCTGCACATAATGACCATCGCCGTTTTCAATCGGATTCTCATCCTTGATGCGCTTAACATCGTTTATAGAGTAGATCCCCATGTCCATCATCTTTCCGAGATACAGTGCTTCCGTTGTCATGTCGCCACGCATCAGCGCATTGGTGTTGTGCTTTGTGTACTTCGTCTCATCCGTGCCGAATAGCTTGAAATCAAGCTCCTGCTCAAAGTTTACGAAGTGGGGCATCATCGTGTAGGTCACAAACTGAATGCCCTGGTGTTCGATGTTGTTGTTGGTTGCATGGTCGAGACTCTGAACGAGATGCAGTGGCACAGAATAGATGCGGCATATTTCCTCGATCTTGAATTTCATCTGCTCAACCATCTGCGCATCTGCCGGGCTCATTCCGACCTCTACCAGTTCGGATCCACCGTCGAGAAAAGCGAGTTCCTGAAGCTTATCAACTCCACCGTATTTTTGATCCCATGATTTTTTCAGAGACTCCTTCATTTCGGGAGTTAGCTTATTAGGCACTTTCAATGCAACCTTCTTGCTGCCGCCTGTTGAGAATATCTTGGAACCGTAGTCCTGCATAGCAAGAGCCTGACCGATATTCTCACGAGCAACTTCCATTGGCGACTTGCCAACTATGCCGTCGCCATTCCACTTAAAGTGGATCATGTTTTCGGCAGGAATAGGAAGCTCATACCCTTTGACTTTGTACCACATTTTCCCCTTAACCAGATAGGGCGTAACCTCACGAGGCTTAAGAAGGAGCTCAAGGCTTTCGGGTTTGCCAGTGCTTTCGTTTCGGTGAATGAGCGTATAAGAATTGCCCCACGTGGTAGCCTGCATCATGATTGTTCTCCTCCATGTGAAGGATGTCATGTAGCTGTTTGGGCGACGGTGGATAAGTATGTGAACCGGATCTTTGTCGAGAATTGTTCTGCTATCGCCATTCTTAACATAAGCGTTTAGCGGAATCATGCAAAACGCATTTGAAAGAAGCTGGCGACAAGCCCACATTGCTGAGATCGTGTTGGCTGTATTTTCGTTTACATTCTTGCCAGTGGAGGTTTGCGAACCGAAGATATTGGAGAATAGATTATCACGAATGATTGCGCCAACGGCATCGCTTCGCTTTTCAAATACCTTAACTCCTAAAATTCTAATCTCAGACTTTTGCATATCATTGAAATTCGATAAGCAAAGTTTAGGAGTTTTTTATTTTTAGGAGATGGAACAATGTTCCACATTTAATATATTAAACCTATGTTGCTGTGATTCAATGAATCAAAAACTTTTAGGAAATTATTATTTTATTGGTTAATATTCCTAAATATCTAATTTTCAAAATCTAACGTTTTTTTATAATTCTTGAGTCTCTCACCTTTCGATACGAGTCGAATGATGAATACCGTCGTTTTTTAAAAAAGGATTGGTAAAGATCCTCGGTCTTGTCATATGCCTCCTTGTGTGTTTTGCAGGTCTTTAAATTTTTGAAATACTCTTTGTCGAATCCAGCTGTCGAGTGAATTGCCAGTGCTTGTTCTGTTAGTTCCATTTCGTTTAAGATAAGTATGAGAATTGAATATTGCTAAATGTCATTCGTTCGCCAAGAGCCATAATGGTTGATATTACTCCGTCGATTTTTTCGGAGCTGCGCCCTTTGGATGCTTTGATGTTTCCCGAAGTATCCTCCATGATGCCCACGTTTGAAACCATCCACGCCAGTACCGGGTTGCCACCGTGGTTAAGTTTACGGGAGAGAACAAGTTTTTCAAGCTCACGTGTGGGTGCGTCAAAGTCAACGGTGCGCTGGCGGAATTCGTTCATCTTTATATCTTCTGCCTGCAATGCCTGGACAACACCATGGTATGCCCGGTGCGGGTCGAAGCCGATGGACTTCACGTCGAACCTTTTGCATATTGCCAGGATGTTGTGGACCTGCTGGTCGATGTCGATAACATTGCCTGGGGTAGTTATGATCCACTTATCACGAACCCAAGAACGGTAATCCACTCGCTCACGTTTTTCGGTGGTCCGGCTTTCAGGGATCCAGCTCCACAGGAATATGGCGACACGGTCGTTTGCGATGTCGTCGAATATGAGAGTAAAGCAATTGAAATCCTCATGCGCCGCAAGATCCAAGCCTCCGTAACACTCCATGCCTTCGAATGATTTAATGTCTAATCCAAAGTCGCATGCCTTCCAGTCCTTATGCTTGATCCAACCGGTTGCCGAGTCTACCCACATGTTCAGGTTCTTGGTCTGGAAGTTAACGATCTTCCGGGAGTTGTTCATTGCTTCTTTGTACTCATCGTCCAAAAACGATTCGTTAACCGAGATGTTAAGGTTCGGGTTTGCCTTGTACCAAAGGGAAGGATCTTCCCAGTTATCGCCCTCGTCAAGAGAGAAGATAACCGCAAACTTATCGTCCTGCTGAAGGATCCCCTGAAGGATCTGCTTGCATGTTTTCTCCTCGTCGAAGCAGGGAGAGAAGCGGTTGAATCCGGCTGTTGTTATCATCATGAGCAGTGGCTGTTCTCTGGCTGCCATACCTGACTGAAGGTTGTCGAGAAGTTCGTTGGTTTTGTGGGCGTGGTACTCATCGATCAGAACAAAGTGAGGGTTTAATCCATCCTGTTTCTCGGAGTCAGATGCCAAAGGTTGGAAATAACTTCCCGAAGTTATCTCAAAAATGCTATGTGCAAAAGACCTGAACACACTTGACATACCGGGGGAGGTGCGGATTATCGCTTTGGCTTCATCGAAACTAAGGCATGCCTGGGCGTATTTCGTAGCTCCTGAATATACTTCTGAACGTGGCTCTCCGTCTGCCTTTAACATATACAGAGCGATTCCGGCTGCGAAGGCTGTCTTACCGTTTTTCTTTGCGACAGATACATATGCTTTTCTGAATCTTCGCTTTTCATCTGCACGCTTCCATCCGAATAATGACCACACAATGAACGCTTCCCAGGGTGAAAGCACGAATGGTTTGTTCACAAATTTAGAACCTTTGGAGTGCCGAAGAAACTCAAACCACCTGAGAGCTTTACCGCCAGCCTTTTTGTCGAAGTACAAACCTCTGTTTATCCCGGCGTCCAGGTCGTTTACGTGACGCTCGACGGCAAGGCGTTCGTATTCTCCCACAGTCTTTTCACCGGAGATGATCTGCTGGATGTATGTTTCGGCGGCGTTCATTTCATTATTTGTATAATAGCTCATACAATTTCTGAAAGCTTGGTGGAGTTATTCCAAATAGAATGAGCACTCCGCAGCATTCGTGATAATTTAGGGCGGCATCTTCGGTTTGTATATGATCGTGCCAACCGATTTTGATTTCGCAAGGCACATCTATTTGATGTGAAAATGCTTCCAGATTGTTGGATGGTGTTGTGATTAGAACCTGAGTGTTAAATAATGTGATCTGAAATTGTTTTTTCAATTCTGAATTTTCCATTTGTATTTTAAATTTTAGTTACTCTCCAAAAAAGTTATCCAGTGGGCTTTGTTGCTTGGTGGCAAGGTTGCTAAGTATCTTTGCTTGCGCAGCTGGTGTCAAACCGAACTCTGAGGCAAGTACTTTCGAGTTGCTTAGTGCAGACTCTGCTATTTTCCTGAGAGCTTTTACCTGCGTAGTGAGGTTGCCATGCTTGTCCAGTACATCATGGATCAGCTCCGAGGTGCTTGGCATCTGCTCCATGCAGTCGTAATACAATTCAGTTTCCTTGCAGTACTGATAAAACTGTGAGAAGTTCAGTTCATTCAATACTTTTAGATTCATCAGAATTGTCCCGACGGATTTATAAATCTTCTTCCCCGTCGCACTCAAATTTTTTGTCGGCGGCAGTTTTGAAATTGTTGGAAGGGTGGGGGCATTGGTTTCTGTTAGCCGGATCTTCTGATCTGTTCCCTTCATCCTTTTCTGAGCATCTGGTATTGTCTTTCTTCCTTTTGTCATGATTCTGAATTTCTGTTAATTTTGCACGTGAGAAATTTGTACACATCCAGAGGGCGGTAAAGCTCATATAATAGAGGATATCTAGGTGGGGCGGGATTGTATTCAAAAGAAGGAACTCCTTGTTTAGCACTAGAGCTTTCTCCA